TTCAAGGAGCCAGGTGGAACACAAGTACGTGTTGGTGCAACAGCAAATGGTTCTGATGCATTAGACCCTGACAAGCTAGTAACTGCATTCTATGATGCAGCGGCTGCATTAGACGAGAAAGGTGTACCTACTGAAGGTCGTGTAGGTGTACTAAACCCAAGACAGTACTACGCTCTTATTAAGGGTCTAGATGGTTCTGGTATTGGTGCTTACTTAGTAAACAGAGACGAGCAAGGAGATGCCCTACAATCAGGTAAGGGTGTTTACGAGATTGCTGGTATCAAGATTTACAAGTCAATGAACATTCCTTACTTTGGCAGATTTGGTGCTAAGTATGGTACAGGTTCTGCTACCAACCCTGGTACAACTTCACCTGGCAATCTAGGTGACTTCGTTGAAGTAGAAATGCTTGACGAGAGGACTGAGACTGTAAACAACTACGGTAACGGTACCTCTGACTTTGAGAACAGCTGTGGACTTATCTTCCAAAAGGAAGCTGCAGGTGTTGTTGAAGCAATAGGACCTCAAGTCCAAGTAACATCAGGAGATGTATCAGTCATCTACCAAGGAGATGTTATATTAGGAAGGCTCGCAATGGGGGCTGACTATCTTAACCCAGCTGCTGCTGTGGAACTGTACGCTGGTACAGGAACCGCACCTGCTGCATGGTAATGTACATACGGGGAGTTAACGCTCCCCTTTTTCTTTATATAATTTTATGGCTTCCACGACAATTGATAACGAGACCGAACTCTCCGCTGTAAATGCTATCTTGGGAGCAATTGGTCAATCCCCAGTAACAACAATTAATAAAACAAACCCAGAAGTAGGTTTCATATATAATTTACTAAGAGATGCTAATGTAGATGTACAGAATGAAGGTTGGCATTTTAATACAGAAAAACATGTACCTTATACACCAGATTCTAACGGTAAGATAGCTATAGGTAATGATATATTAAAGATGGATGTTACTGATGGTTGGAGTAAAAGAAACTATGACGTTGTTAAACGTAATGGTTATCTATATGATAAGATGGATCATACAGATGACTGGGATGAATTAACAGATAGTATAGATTTAGATATAGTAAAATTAATATCTTATGAAGATTTACCTGAACCATTTAAAAGGTATATTATTTATAAAGCTTCTGTTAGAGCTGCTACACAGTTAATAGGTAATCCACAATTAGCTCAGTTATTAGCTCAACAAGAAGCTTTATCTAGAGCTACAGTAATGGAGTACGAATGTAATCAAGGTAACCATACTATGTTTGGTTTACCTGAAGATAGTACTTATAATGCTTATCAACCTTGGAGGTCTTTAGGAAGATAATGCCAGGAGTAACACAAACTATTGATACATACCATGCTGGTATGTCACAACAGCCTGATTTAAAAAAGTTTCCAGGTCAAGTTAAAAATATAATCAATGCTATACCTGATCCTACTGATGGCTTATATAAAAGACCTGGGTCTAAACGAATATCACCAACTGAAGGAGAATCATACCATGATGAACCATTAACTAATGTACAGTCTAATGGTTCTTGGTTTCATTACTATAGAGATGATACAGAAGGTTCTTATATAGGACAGATAGCAAGTGATGGTACCACTAGAATATGGAGCTGTAATGACGGTGATGAAAAAACTGTCATTCATGGAGCGATACCGTGGGTAGCTAGTACAGCTTATGTAGTAGGTGATTTAGTAGAGAATGGTGGTAATATTTATACATGTGATACAGCTGGTACTTCAGCAGGATCAGGAGGTCCAAGTGGTACTGGTGCTAATATAACTGATGGTAGTACTAGATGGGATTACGTACAAACACAATCTGCTGCTACAACTTCTATTAAAAATTATCTGACACCTAGTAGTGCTACAGCTACAGAAGATATACAAGCATTAACTATTAATGATACTACATTTCTAAACAATAGAACTAAAACTGTAGGTACCACAGGTACAACAGCAGGTAGAGAACATGATCATTTTGCTTATATTGATTTATTAAGAACAGAGAATGGTAGACAGTATGCTTTAAATATATATAGTGATGAAACAACAAATACTACTATAAAGAGAGCTACTAGAGTTAAGATTTCATCAACTACTCAGAATAGTGGTGGTGGTACAGGGCATTGTCCTGGTATAGGTACACAAGTATTTTCAGTAACAGCTGCTGCTAGTTATTCAGGTACTAGTATAGTTTCTGTAAAGAATTCTAGTGGTACAAATATAACTACTGGTAGAGATAATTTAATATTTCGTATTACGTCTCTAGGTCAGCAAGGTAGTAATCCATCTGGTAACTTTGATGATGCTAGCTTAACTGCAAATGAATATATTTGTTCTTATAATAATAAAGTTGAATTATTACATGGCGGTGAAGGCTGGGAAGAAGGTGATAAAGTAACTGTTACTTTAGATCAAGCTGTTACTGATTATAATTTTGAAATAAAAATTGAAAAAATTGAAGCCACTGAAATTAAAGCAAACATAAAAGCAGTTAGACCTGACCCAACACCATTCGATGCAGATACAGCTGTAACTGTTGATACAATAATAGGAGGTATAACCAGTGAGTTATCAGGTACATCACCTGCTATTAATTATAAAATTATAGGAAACGGTTTATACTTACATGCTAGTAGTGCTTTCAGTGTAGAAGTAGTAGATAGGGACTTGATGAGAATAATGCAAGATCAAATAAATGATGTAGCAGAGTTACCTAATCAATGTCTAGATGGATACATAATTAAAGTAGCTAATTCAAAAGATTCTAGTGACGACGATTACTACCTTAAGTTTGAAGGTAATAATGGTCTTGATGGACCAGGTGCATGGGTAGAATGTCCTGCTCCAGGTATAGTAAAAAGTTTAAATGATAATACTATGCCTCATGTACTGCAACGTCAAGCAGACGGTAAATTTTTGGTGAGAAAATATGTTTGGGAAGATAGATTAGTAGGAGATGATAATACAAATCCATTACCAACTTTCGCTGATGGTTCATCAACAATAAATAAAGTTTTATTTCATCGTAATAGATTAGCTATTTTATCTGGAGAAAATGTTATATTATCTAGACCTGGAGAATTAGCTGTACCTAGTTTCTTTGCTAAAACTGCTTTAACAGTTAGTGCAATTGATCCAATAGATATATCTAGCAGTTCAGAATTTCCATCCTCTTTATTCGACGGTGTTGAAATAACATCTGGTCTATTAGTTTTTAGTACAAATCAACAGTTTTTATTATCATCTGATGCAGAGATATTAAATCCAGATACAGCAAAACTAAGAAGTGTATCTACATATAATTATAATAAAAATATACCACCTATATCATTAGGTCTTACTGTAGGTTATATAGACAATTCAGGTAAGTATAGTCGATTCAATGAAATGGCTAATACTCAAAGAGAAGGTGAACCTACTGTTATTGAGACAAGTAAACTTGTACCTACTCTATTACCTAAAGATATAGATTTAATAACTAATTCTAGAGAAAATCAATTAGTTATGTATGGTAAGACAGGTACAGATATAGTGTATCTCTATAAGTATTTACAATCTGGTGAGACTAGAGAACAAACAGCTTGGTTTAAATGGAAGTTAAATAATCCAATCAAATATCATTTCATTATTGATGATAACTATTATTTACTAGATACAGATAATTTCTTACAGAAAATAAGTTTGATGCAAGAAGATGCTGATCCGAGTATTGATGAAACTATAGGATCAGAAACAACTAATTATCTTATTCATTTAGATAATTGGACTACTGTTGCTAATGGATCATATAGTTCTACTTCAAAAACTACTACATTTGCTAATCAATCAGATTGGATAGATCAAGTAACTACGCCTAATGGTAACCTTGTTTTAGTTGATATAGATTCAAATACTCATAGAGTTGGTAGATACAGTGAATGTACTGTAACTAATACAGATGACTTCACAGTTCCTGGTAATTGGGAGTGGTCAGATCAATGGGAAATAACGTCTGTTGGAAGTATAGCTATAGATACTAATAAGTTTACACTTACTAGTGGTAAAGATCATGGATTACAAACTAATGATAAGGTTAAGTGGGTACAAGGTGCGACTCAATGTGCTCCGTTAGTTGATGGTACAATATATTATGCTATAAGAACTGACGAAAATATCATACAATTAGCTGCTACTTCTGGTGGTGCTGCTATAGATATCACTGATGCAGGTACAGGTACACATAAATTAAGTAAAATTTACGAACAGAATTACTATATAGGTTATCTATATGATTATTCTGTAGATTTTCCTACTATATATCCACTACAAATACAAGGTCAACAGGCTAAAGCTGATGTCAATTCATCAGTCACTATACATAGACTTAAGTTTAATTTTGGTAAGTCAGGTTTATACACAACTACTTTAGTAAGAGATGGTAAAGCGGATTATGTAGAAACATATGAAGCACCCCTTGCAGATGAATACTTAGCATCTGACGCTCCATATGTACCAGATAGTATATTAACAGTACCAGTATATGAAAATACAAATAATGTAAAAATATCTCTTTCATCTTCACACCCAGCTCCAGCGACATTACACGCTATGTCATGGGAAGGGGATTATACACCGAAAAATTATAAACGTGTCTAAATACATTCACCCAATAACATTGGAGGCTGCTTTAGAAGTGGCCTCTAATCTACGTCCAGAAGACCGTAGAGAAGTCGAAGAAGGTCATGGGTACGATCCTATAGAATATGCTAAATTCATCGCTCAGGAGGGCTCTGCTGTGTATTTCACAGTGCCTAACGGCAAGACTGCTGGTATGGCTGGAG